ACCGCTGCAATGGCCGCGCGCGACGGTTTACGTCGACGGGTTCCAGATAGGCAGCGACGAGATTCCGGTCGACCTGAAACGGTCACAAATGCAAGCGGCGATCGAGACCGACACCGCAGACCTCGCCCCGAACCAAGGCCAAGCGGTCAAACGGGAAAAGGTGGACGTTTTGGAGGTCGAATACGAACAGGGCGGCGCGTTAGTCTCGCCGACGTTCCCCAAGGTCGACGCATACCTTGACCCGCTATTGTCGACCAAGGCGTCCGGGTTCATCCGGTTCGAGCCGGTGCGATAATGGCAGGACTTGAGGCGAAATTCGGGTCCACCGCCGAACGGTTGTTGACCAAATTCGGCCGCAAGGTCGCGCTCGTTCGCACCGTCGAGGGCGCGTTCGATCCGTCCACCGGCGGAAGTGCAGACACGACCCAAGCCGTGAATGGGGTCGGGGTTTCCGTGCCGATCAAGGCGAAGGAAATCAACGGCACGTCGATTCAATTCGGCGACCAAAAACTCCTATTTCGAGGCGATGCGATCGAGATCGGCGACCGGTTCAACGGTTACCGGGTGAACTCGGTCGAACCGCTCAACCCGGACGACTCCGGCGACATCCTTCAAACGGCAATTTTAAGGCGTTAACCGATGACCTATTCCACGATCCGCGCAGCGTTGGACACGATACTCGACAACCACGCAACGGCCGAGAGCGTTCCGGTTGCGTGGGAAAATCGAGACTATAAACCGGGCAACAAGGAGGCGTTTTTCTCCGCCGACCTGTTACCCACGGCGACCGGCGACGTCGGTCTGTCGTTGACCTCGAAGGAGGATTTCTCCGGCTTGTATCAGGTGAACGTCAATGTCCCGAAAGGGTCACAGACCGCCGAACTCCGCACGCTCGTCGACGGTATACTGACCGCGTTCAAGCGAGGCACGAAACAGGGCGACGTCTTGGTCGAAGGATCGAGCGCCGCGCCCGCGTTGACGTTAAACGAGGCTTGGCACAGCGTCCCGGTGACAATCCGGTATAGGCTGTTCGCGTGAGCGGTTTCGCTCGGGACGTTCGCGTGTTCGCCAAAAAGGCTAAACTCGACACCCGGCAAGTGATCCGCGCCGTGACGTTGGAGATTTCGACGTCTATCATTCTACGGACGCCCGTCGATACTGGGCGAGCGCGTAACGGGTGGCGGGCGACGATTGATAAACCGTCAGCGGTAAAGGGCCGGAAAGCGGACCCGGCGGCAACGGCCGCACTCGGCACGGTTCGGACAGCGGTCTCGGACATCGGCGGAAACATTTACTATTTGACGAACAACCTCCCGTATATTCGCCGCCTAGAGTACGAGGGGTGGAGTACACAAGCCCCCGCAGGTATGATGCGGGTATCGGCTAGCGAATACGCGGTCGCGTTACGCAAGAAAATTGCAGAAATGACTTAACACACAAGAGGCTCCAAAATGGGTATACAAACTTCACTCGGCACCGTTTACGAAACATCGGCGGCGGAGCCTGCAACATACGACGCGGCCGGATTCTTAGCCCTCACGTTTACAGAGGTCGGCGAAGTAACGAACTTGGGCGACTTTGGTCCCACGTTCGAGGACGTGACACACGTCCCGCTTAAAACCGGCATCACAGAACACCGCAAGGGCTCGGTCGATTACGGCGAGCTGGCGATGACCGTCGCCGCCGACGACTCCGACGCCGGTCAAACGTTAATCGACGCAGGCGTGAACGGTGCGAACCGTGACGTCGTCTACAGTCACAAAGTGACGTTACAGTCGGGCGCGATTCGGTATTTTACCGGGCAACTGTTCTCAAATCCCGAGAGCGTGGGCGACGCGTCGAGCATGGTTAACATGGCCGTCAACGTCAAATTGTCCGGCTCGATTGTGAAAGTGGCCGCGCCTTAATGGACCTCAGTAACTACGACCTACGGACCAAGGCAGAGGACGGGCACGCGTTGACCGTCCTTGATCCGATCACGTTCAAGCCGACGGACCTCGTGATTCACGTCATAGGGTCCGACTCGAAAGTGTTCCGACGTGCGCGCGCGCAAGCGTTGCGGGATGTCGCGAAAGCGCCGAAAGAGGGCGAGGAGTTCGACACGGACACGGTGCTCGCGAAAGTATGCGCCGGATGCGTGACCGGATGGGAGAACATGATCGAGAACGGCGAGCCGGTGGCCTTTTCCACCGAGAAAGCGCTCGACCTGTTAACCCGTATGGGTTGGTTGCTTGATCAGGTCTCGGGGGCAATCGAAACCCGCGCAAATTTTACGAAACCGGCCGAGACAAACTAACCGCGTTTGCGGATATGCTCGGCTGGCTACACGTAACACCCGAGGACGCGGAGAAACCGAGATCGGAAACCGAGGCGTTCCCGTTGCCGCCGTGCGAGCCGTTCGACTATGTCGTCGAGTGGTTCACGGAGTTACGGATCACGTTCGGCTATTCCGACCTTGACGCGTGGGCACGTCTTACAGGGCAAACGCTCGAACCGTGGGAGGTCGCCCTCCTTATGGACATGACGAACACCTACTCGTCCGCCGTGTCGAAGTACCGCGCAAAAGCATATAATCTACGCCCACCGTATGACGGACGGACTCGCGAACAAATCGCGGCGGCCGTATCGGCCAAATTTGAAGCCTTGGAGGGTTAACCATGACGACCGATGTCGCAACACTCACATACAAAGTCGACTCACGCGACATGGCGAAAGCCGTCGACGCCCTCGACGACATGGCAGACGCCGCCGATCGCGCGGAGAACGCGGTCGAGGACTTGGGCAACACTTCCCAGAAAGCCGGTAAAAAGGCCGACAAACTGGGGAAGGGAGCCGGGAAAGGCGGGAAAGGCGTTAAACTTATGGGCCGCAATGCGGGCCAAGCGGGTATACAGGTCCAACAGCTCGTCGGACAAATTCAAGCGGGGACGAACGCCTCGGTCGCGCTATCGCAACAAGCGGCCGACCTTGGTTTCGTGCTCGGGGTTCCGCTGTTAGGTGTTGCCGTGTCGTTGGCCGCCGGTCTTGGCGGGGCGTTGGTCGCCTCGTTAATGGACACAACCAATTGGACAAAGCGCCTAAAGGAACACGTCGAGGAACTCGCGGAGGAGTACGGCGATCTAACGAAAGCCCAAGCCGAATGGCTGGCCGTCGGGTTGGCCGAGGAGCTTGAAAACGCGAACACGCAACTCGACAAGACTGTACAGAAAATGTACAACCTTCAAAACCTCATAGGCCGAAAGGACGACTTTCTCGAAGCGAAAAGCAACGTCGATTCGTTGCGCCAAATCATTGCAGGGTTGACCGAGGACCTCGAACGGTTGAACTCGATCATCGCCGGGAACGGGGCCCCCTCCGCCGTAGCGGATCGAATGTTCCCCTCGCAGGAAATCGCGAGACGTCGACGCCTCAGTCTACAAAGCGAGATCGACGCCCTCGTCGCCTATGAAACAAAGGCGGAAAAAGAACGAGCGGAGGCACAGGCCAAAGGACACGCGAAATTCGCCCGACAGGGTCGAGACGTGGGTCTCATGGCGCGGGAGCAAGAGGCCGCCGACGCGCAAACACACCTAACTCTTATGGCGAGCTATTACCGGGAGTATTCCGAATCGCGCGTCGCGTCGGACATTTGGGCCGCTGAACAGGCCGAAATTGCCGAGGAAAAGAAACAGAACAACATTCAAACGATTCGGAGTTCCTTCGACTCGCTGTTCCGCGACATGATGGACAGCCAAAACAAGGACATATTCGAGATCGGCAAACTCGGCGCAGCCAGCAAGGCAGCCGTCGACGCGTACACCGCAATCAACGCAACGCTTGCACAGGGCGGCGCGTTTGCCGTTCCGGCCGCGACTGCGATCGGCGCCGCCGCGTTTGCCAACGTCGCGAGCATTATGTCGACACAGTTCGGGTCACAAGGAGGCCGGTCGGCCGCCGCAGCGGTCCCGCCGCCGTCGATCACGAACTCGACCCAATCGACACAGGCAACGATTAACATCACCGGGGGCGTCGGTTTCGGGCTTGACGAGCTACAAACTGCGCTTAACGACAATGACGTGATACTATTCAACAAGGATTCTGCACAAGCACGCATATAGAGGGCATCATGTCGAACACAACCGTCGTATTTTTCCCAACGGAGCGCGCTATTCCGGCCGCTCCCGACCCTGAAACACCTTACCAAATAGACTTCACCGCGACCGCCGTGTCACGTTCTGACGACTTATCGAAAGCCGAGACGAAAACAAAATCCGGGATCGTGCTGTCGTCGAAATATTACGATAAACGGGTTTACACGTTCACCACGGCCCCCGCCGGGCGAGCCAATGAACCCAGCATCGCCGAGATGGAAATGTTCGCGGCCAGTGTGGCAAACTCGGAGACGTTCACCGTGACGTTACTCGACGAGGCCGATCGCGTGGCGACCGTCCAATGTATCGGCCGGGTCCAGCAACAAGACCGAGCGAGTTCGGTCGACGTCGGCGTGTTCCCTTACACTTTCACCGCGCGCGAGGTGTAACCAGTGCGAATATTATCGGAAGCCTTTCGCGGGGCGAATTTGTCCTACAACCGAGAACCCCGTCTCGTCCTTAAAATACTGAACGAGAACCGGACGATCTACATCGCGAGCGCGAACGACATCGCGATCACAGACCCCGGCGCGGCGATTCTCGTCGACGCGGTAACGACCTGCGGCGGATCGAGCCAAAAGGTCAACCCGGAGCGCGGTTATTCGACGATAGGGTCGACGGTTGTCGGGGTTGCCGCTGGCGACCAATGGAAAG